ACTCAAGGCCACAGTTCAATGGGCAATGCAATAAATAACGTTATGGGGCAATTGCAAGGCAATCCCACCACGCTCCGGCTTGTCTACAATTATTTTACGGACAACGCAAATCCCAACGCTAGCACGGGCGTCATGGCAGCGGTTTTGGGCAAAGTTTTTAGAGCACAGGTTTTTGGTCCAAACGGACAAGCCGTGGGTGTTGTTGCGCCAGGGTCGTTTAGCGCCGTCACTGGAGGAAAATACCCAACCGCTAAGGCTGACCCCAACGCAAACAATCAACCCCCAATTTTTGACCTAAGTGGCAATGGTTCGGCGTACGACCCAACAACTAATCAAATGTACAACGCGTACGAACAGGTAGACGGGGTTCTTCAGCAATGGGGTCTAGGTGCTCTTGCTCCTGATTTATATAACAAGGTTATCCAAAACCACTGGTTAAACCAAAGCGAATTGCTCAACTATGTACGATCCACGGATACGTACAAGCAAGCATTCCCTGGCCTTTCGGAATACAACCAAAAGGTTGGCTTGGGCCAAGCATTAAATGAAAATGAATATCAAGCATATTCTAAACAAATATTTGGTATGGCACATCAATATGGTCTTGGCGATTTTATGACACAAAAAGAAATAGGTACTCTTATTTCAAATGGCGTGTCATTTGCAGAAGCCGCAGACCGCATGGTGAAGGGTTATGCAGCCGTTATGAACGGAGACCCACAGATCAAGGATCAACTCCAGCGTCTTTATGGCGTCAATCAAGGTCAACTTTTGCAGTATTACTTTGATACCAGCAAGGGTACGGACCTTATTGAGAAGCAGACGGTGGCGGCTACGGCAGCAGCGTATGCCGGCGAAGTAGGGCTGGGCAGCCTTGATCAAACCCATGCGGAGAAATTGGCCAGCATGATCAGAACAACCGGTTCTGGCTCGGTCACGGCAGGGGGAGGAATCACCCCAGGAAACGCCTACGACTACTCACAGGTCAAAGGCGCTCTAAATACAGCCGCCAGAGACGTAGCCCTCACCAGGCCAGGGATTGGCACCCAGGACGCCCTAAACGCCCCCGTAACGAACGATCAGTTGATTGGTGGCCAGTTGGCTGGATATACCCCACAGAGCCAAATACAGGACCAGAGGGCCGTACAGATTGCCGAGCAAAAGCGCACCGCTCCCTTCCAGAAGGGTGGGGGGATGAGCGCTAATGACCAGGGCGTCTATGGTGCTGGCTTTGAGAAGCAATAAGGTGGTATACTGTCGATAGACATCTGGCCCCGTTTGGCCGCGGGAGCGCTAGGTGACAGAACCGTTAGGGGAGTTGCACAACCTCTAATGCGTAAAGTGCTTAGTAATGATTATTTATTTTTATCCGTGTCTGTCCCTCCGGCAGGTGCGCGTACCAAGGAACGGAGTGCCCTATGACTGATACTTTTGGTTATGAAGATGATTACCAGCAGCAACCGCTGGACCCAAATATTCGTGAGCAACTAAAGCGAGCGGAAAAGGACCGACGAGGTGCCGAGAGTGCTAGGTTAGAAGCCCAGCAAGCAAAGCGCGAGTTAGCCCTTTACAAGGCGGGAGTACCCGCTGAAGGTCCAGGTGAATTATTCCACAAGGCTTACGACGGGCCGCTAGACGCAGAAGCAATTCGTGCAGAAGCGATCCGATACGGAGTACTTCAGGTTGCTGAGCCAGAATCCACACCAGAGCCACAACCGGCGCAAGACCCAGAGGTCGAAACCGAGTTGAAGATGATGCGAGAGCAACAGTCGGCAATGGCAGGACAATGGGGTAATCAGCAACCAGATCCTTCGCAGGAATTTCTTGCAGAGATCAAGGGAGCAAATTCAGCCGAAGAAGTCTTAGAGGTAATCAACCGCCTTGGAGGCGAGACAGGTGTTCAAACCTCCGGTATGCGTTAAGCCGAGGGCTTAAAAACCCAAGGAGAATCCCGTGGCCTATACCACTACAACTGCATTGCCTCTGGCACAAGCAGCATACGACCGACTCGCTCGGTTCGCGTTGCGTCCAGAGTTGTACTTTGACCAAGTTGCTGACGTCAAGCCGACTAACCAGTCGATGCCTGGCTCCTCAGTTACATTCCCGATTGTTTCGGACCTGGCTATTGCCAACACTCCGCTGGTGGAAACCACCGACGTTACGCCTCAGTCAATTTCTGAGTCGAACATCACGGTTACGCTGTCTGAGTACGGTAACGCCGTTCTGACGACTGCCGCTTTGCGTGGTGAGTCCTACGTCGAGATCGACCCCATCGTTGCCAACGTGATTGGTTATAACGCTGGAGTCAGCATTGACGAAGTGGCCCGTGACGTATTGAAGCAAGGTACCAACGTTGCATACGCGAACAGCAAGACTGCTCGTGCATCAATTGCTAACACTGACCTCCTCAAGGCAGCGGACATCCGCTCAGCCAAGGCTCGTCTCCGTTCGCAGAACGTGCCGAACTTCAACGGCTTCTACACTGCCTACATCCACCCGAACGTGGCTTATGACTTTACGTCTGAGACTGGTTCGGCTGCATGGCGTGACCCGCACAACTACTCGCAACCTGGCGAGGTTTGGGCCGGAGAATTGGGTGCCTTCGAAGGCTTCCGATTCATCGAGACTCCCCGATCACCAGTGTTCCAGTACTCAGGTACGGGTGGATCAGCCCAGGCCCTTTCAGTAACGTCAGGTTCAACCGCTGCCACGTACACGGGCGCTACCGCTGGACAGCCTCCAGTCGTTGGTGACCTTGCATCTGGTACGTCCATTGTTTCAGGGACGATCATCACGGCAGTCACACAAACCAGTACAACCGCTGGAAACGTGACGCTGTCGGTTGCCGCCACTGCAACAACGACCTCATCTGCGGGAGCCTCGGTTTCCCTCGGTGGAGCGAACGTTTACGGAACCATCGCAGTTGGACGTCAGTCCCTTGCGAAGGCTTGGTCAATGATTGACGGAAACACGGAACAGCCTCACGTTGTTCCTGGTCCGGTCACTGACTTCCTCCGTAGGTTCGTGCCTTGGGGTTGGTACTGGCTCGGTGGATACGGAATCTACCGTCAACCAGCGGTGCAGCGCATCGAATCTGGTGCTTCGTTGACATACAGCGACCCAGCAATCGACCAGTAGTACTTAGGAGGGTCGGGTTATGACTAATCCCCATAATTGTGCACATTGCGGCTCAACAGACGTGATGGTAGGACAAGACGCATATCAATGCATTGTCTGCGGTTTTCACACCGACAACAAGGGAAAAGCCATAGCCCGACCCAACCTAGATCAACCCACTACTTGGTATGGTCGTCGCAACGTTGATGGCGGCCACTTCGACAGTCAGGAGTAACTTATGGGCGTATCCAGTCCTACCGGTAACGGTGAGCGACGGGGCAGAGAGTTTGCTGGAGTTCCAGGAACCTCACTTCCGCTTCGACCAGCACGTGCCAAAGCAAATGATGCCAGTTCAATGGGCACACACGATATGGACAGTATGTATGCTGCCGATGGTCGTGAAGATATGCGTGATGACGGTAAATTTACCCCTATCACCGTGCCAGAAAATCATCACATTACCAACGAAAAGTCCGGTACTGGCGATGCCCGCATGGGGTCAAAAGTCATGATGGAAGGTAAGATGAACAGATGAGGGCTCCCGCACGACCAATGACACAGGAAGAAATGTCAGGTAACATAAACTACGATTATACATTTCCAAGCGTTATCGCTCCAATGACTAGCGCTGGAAAAACCAATCGTGGAGTTGGAGATCGAGACACCGCCAGAGGCGTCAAAGAGGCAATTGTCATCCAAGACGTATCAGCCGATAGTCATGGTTCTCACATTGACACGCCAGATCATGTCTCGGGATTCCCATTCCGCGTCAAAGGTGAATTCTAATGCACGAAGATCAGGTGGACACTTGTCACGGTGCTTGCATGGGCGCTTGCCCCACTTGCGGCGGTATTTTTGAAATCAACTTCCACCCTGCAGGAGAACCCTGGCAGCCTAAAGACGAGTCGGTAGACACAACCAACAACTCAGCAGGGTAGCAACTCATGGCCCGCTTGAGGTTTGACGCAGTTCGGGGAGAACTTACTGCTTCAATCAATCCCACAGATATTACAATTCAATCACCTGGTCTTGCTCGCTTGGGCAACGTATCTGGTGGGGATATTGCATTGGTGTGTCTTGCCACTACAGATGCCAATAATAATATTATTGCGTCAGAAAATTTATACGTAACACAACACACCGCAGGTTCCACGTCTGCAACTGTTACACGCGCTGGCGATGGCACCACGGCCCTATCTTGGCCCCTCTACGCTTCTTGGTCACACGGTTTCGCCGTTGCTGATGTAAATGCTATTCAATCAACAGTTACCGCAGAGACGGTCAGAGCACAAGCGGCAGAAGCCGCTCTTGCGGCTAGTTCTTTCCCCCCAAACGGCGCTGCCGGTGGAGACCTTACGGGAACGTACCCAAATCCAACCCTTCAAGCCACAGGTACTACAGGTACCTATGGTTCTGCTACAGCGGTTCCTATTGTCACCACTGATACCAAAGGGCGCGTTACTTCGGTAACAACTGCCGCTCCAACAGACACAACAAAACTGCCGACCGC